ACGTGGGGGTTCGCATCTATATAAGCTCCCTTCATTGTATAAAGCTGTACAAACGCTTTTTTGCACCTGGGCCCAAAACTACTTGCTTTTTGTCGTAGTAGTAGAAACCTATCGTCCGGTCGTTTAATCCTTTCATATGCGTGAGTAGGCATACTCCCTCCTTATGAAAACTCAGCTTCCAATGCTTCTTCGTCTACCTCCTCTTTGTTGCCGCCCGTGCGAACACGCTCCAGCAACTCTTTTTGTGCGTCAGGGGTAGGACGAGGCATAACTTCATCCATAGAACGCAACTCTGAAATGAGTTCCATTTCAGTCTCATCAAGTTTACGCACTTTGCAACGAAGGGGTTGCAACTGATACTCTACGTTGAACGGCAGAGGGCCAGTTTTTACACGCTTGAACTTTACATCCCAACCAGTTTCAGGGTCGGTCGGATCTCCCAAATCCTCAGCAGCGGCCTTAATTTGATCCCAGAGCTTACGCTTGAGATTAAATACTTTCACTTCGCCATTGTGAATACATTGCATAGCGTATGACCAACCACACTTGAGATCGGGGTAGTAATCACGAACCCAATCTTTCTCTTTGTTGTTAAAGGTTTCCAAGTTGCGATCAAAAGAAAGGCACTCCAGAGGAATGTTCTTTTCATTCTCACCTTTAATCCAGTAAACATAACGGGCGAGTACATCGCCAACTAAACGAACGCTATTGTCGCCATCAACAAACTGATAGGAAACAATACTTGATTTTTGGGCTTGGCCCTTTGCTTGATTAAATCCAATAGCCATTAGTGTTTCTCCTTTGGGACTTCTTCGTATACAAAATGTACTCTTCCATTCTGTACGTAAAGTAGCCTGTCATCGTTAATAAATTCTTTAGGATCGTAGTCTAAATGAATAAGATCCAATGTTGTGTCTTTTGTGACTAAGTAATTTGCATAGCTTCTATAGGAAGCCATGGAAGCGTATATTCCTATATCTCTATAAGAATGTTTATAGGCATTGTATATTAGTACATCAGCATTGAGCATAAATGACTGACCCAGAAAGCTATGGCGTACTTTGTGGTACGGATAAATAGGATCAAATCTGTCTTTGGGAAATGTATTGTGAACTAACATTCTTAGAATTAAGAATATTTCGAACGCGTCTCCATCTGTCGCTGCAAAAATGCTTTTCCAATTATACAATAGCATATTATACCAAAATTTTAAGCTTTTGTCAAGAACTATTTTTTTATAGTTGGCGAATATTATAACCTTGACGCATATAATATCCTATACGGTTAGAAGCCTGCTTTCTTGCCGTATTGCCTTTTAAGTGTATATCTACTACTTTAGGCTGCTTTTTGTCCTCACGTTCTCTAATTACTCGACCGATTAGCTGAGTAAGCAAAGGGTCATTGTTAATTGGAGTGCCCAGGATTAAACAGCTCAAATTATCGACAGATATTCCCTCTGAGAAGATAGCTTGTGTGCCAAATAAAATATTCTTACTTCCACTTCTTATTTTATTTAACATATCATCCCTTTCCTCATGCGGAACATCTCCTGTAACACAGATGGCAGACTCACCTGCTAACTGAGCACAATTTTTTAAAAATGTAACTCTATCACTAACTACTAGTACCTTATGTCCTTTTGCGGCATATGCTGATGCAAGCATAGCTATCAAGTGCTGGTACTCATGGTTATTTGCTAGATTATTTACTCTTAATGCCCAGGGGATTCTTGCTCCGTCCATAAATCTTATGTCTGTTTTGACAACATCTATAGAAGGTATCATATAGTTTTCCTTTGGGGGACGAAGGACTTTATGTCCAAAATAATCTCTAAATACTACATGCTTTCCGTCTTTTCTTTCTATCGTGCCTGATAATCCAATCTTATATCTTGCATAATTTGTGTCGATAACTCTGGAAAAAGTTGGCGAAGATACGTGATGCATTTCATCTAGTATGACTGTGCCAAACTCTTTTTTAATCTTGAGAATGTTTCTGTACAAAGTCTGCGTATTCCCTATCACGATAGGAGCATCAATTTCAAATCTACCGCTACCTATGATACCTGGCGTAATTCCATAGACTTTCTCTACTTCTTTTGCCCACTGATTTCGTAGTGGAACAGTGTGTACAACTATAAGTGTTTTCTGCCGGAGTTTTCCAGCTATCGCCAACCCCGTGAAAGTCTTACCCCAGCTTACCCAAGCGTTGATTATAGCGTTATCATTTACCTCATCATAGGCCGCTTGTTGGCTATCACGAAGTTCAAACTTAAACTCAGGAAAGTCAGTTTCAATTTGTACTCTTTTATCTACTACTTCGTAGTCGTCGGGGATCAAATCTATTCTGCCAACAGGTATGCTAATTAGATTTTTTCTAATCCGTTGCATATTTTTTATGACAATAGGTGGATCATTCGGCTGTGGCGGAGGCACAATATAAGTAAGTTCTTTACTTATTTTGTCTCTCAGTTCATCAGTACAGTCCATATATATTCTATGGCTAATTACGGCTTTCATACTTTTCGTCTTTTATCTTTTGTCTTGCCTTCTGCATAGTCATACAACATCCAAGGTCTGTTATCTATGTGAAGAACCCCTGCCCAAGTAAACTCAGGCAGGGGAGGCCTCGGTATAGTAAAAGGAAAAGGTATTTTGTGAAGCCATAACAGAGAGGCTACTTCCTTTCTTACAATTTCTCGTATCGGAAAATACTTTACAACACAAAATTTTGTTTTTTCATAGATAAAACATCTGCCAAGATTATCTATATAATACTTATGGGACTGCTTTAGTATTCCTACTAAAGTATTCAAAGACTTATTTAGTCGCTCCATGTCAAATGGGCTTTGAAGCCTTCTTTGCCCTAAAGTTTCTCCAGGCATATTTCTATCGTCAAAAAGTAGTCCATCTATATAAAGTAAGCCGTCTGTGCATTCCCAATTACCGGAAGGCAGCTTAAAGACTGGCCACTCTATTAACTGTGCTGTCTTATAGGTCACTACCATATCTTTTCTCAAACTTACCCATTGAGTAGTCTTGACCAACTTCAAAATCACAACCTACAGGACTTCCTGGAATCGTTAACCCTCTGTCCCTTTGTACATTAGATTGCAGTAAAATTGAATAGTCGTCAACTTCTTCGTCCGGCACTTCAGCCAGAATGGAGTCATGAACCAATGCAAAGATTCTAGACTTCATTTTTTGTGCTGCAATATCTGCATGGGAGTCTATTGCACCTAAAAGATTAATATCAGAAGCAGCAGACTGCACCAAAAAATTAAGGCCAGACCTAATACTATGACCTTTGATACCTTTATCCTCTGAAAAGACATTAGGGAGTCTCCTTTTCCTCCCAAAGAAGCTATATATGTAACCATTCTGCGAAATAAATTTTTCATTATTGTCAATCCATTCTCTTAGCTTAAAGAACGAGGAAAAATAGTCGTTAATAACTCCTTTAGCCTCTCCGACACTAAAAAATGTACCGGAATCTTTAGTTACTGTTTCGCTGATCTTTGCCGGGCCAGCACCATACATAATACCAAAACTAACTGCTTTTGCAGCTTGTCGCTTCATTGGATAAAGCTCTGCAACTTCATCAATCTCACATGGTAGTTTAAATACTTTATGTGCGATTGTACTGTGAAAGTTTCCTCCGGATCTAAATACATCCATCAAGGCTTCATCGTTTGAAAGTTTTGCCGCAACATATACCTCTGCGGTAGTTAAGTCCATAGCCACAATCTTGTGGCCGGGTCTAGCAGATATACAACCCTTTACAATAGGATTATCCCTAGGTATTTGTTGCATATTCAGTTTACCACTACTACTCAGCCTGCCAGAGGTAGTGCCGTGCAGATTAAAACCTGTGCGTAGCCTAGAATCTCTATCTAACTGAGGAATAATTTTATCCAAATACGTATTCTTGATTTTAGACTTTTGACGAATATCTAAAATCAATCCTGGAACTTCTGACTGCTCTGACAGTTTTGTTAGCACTTCCGCATCTGTAGAATCTGCACCTGTTCCGGTCTTTTTGCCTGTTGGAGTCAAACCAAGGTAGTCAAACAACAATACTCGTAATTGTACTGTGCTATTAGGATTGAAGTCCTTACCTTGTACTTGCTCAAACTGTGAAATCTTCGGATTCTCGTAAAGAGTTGCAATAGCTTTATCAATCTCTGCTTGCATTAGCTCTTGTGCCGCAAACAGTCTTTTTCTGTTAAAAGGCACTCCATTATCTTGCATATCAATCAAGAATCTGCAAGCTGGAATCAGAATATCATCATAAACTTTTGCTAGTTTAGTATTCTTTTTAATCTTTTTGAACTTTTGAAAGAGTTGAAAAGTAACTAACGCATCCATTGATGCATACGTTTTCATTACATCAAAAGGGATAGCACTCCATTGGAAATCTGCTTTTAAAATACCATGTGCTCTGCGATAGTCCTCTATCCAGTCGTACATGGCTTTTTCGTAGTCTCCGTACTTGGTAAACTTGAGTGCCAAAGTCTTTAGACCATGTCCCCCAGGATTTTCGTCAATAAGATAATGCAGTAGCATTGTATCTTCAAATGTCGGAAATCTGAAGTTGAAATGATACTCAAAAAATGCTACGTCAAACTTAGCGTTATGAAATATCACTATTTTCTTTATGAACAACTCTCTGAGCATACTTTCCAACTCTTCATCAATACATTCCGTATCAATATAGACTCCCTTCTCTCCGTCGTAACACATAGAGAGTCCCAGCATATACCCATCTCTAGGATATAGCCCGGTCGTTTCAGAGTCAAGAGCAATATACTCTCCGGGATGATCTAAGGCTTCCTGAACCCACTGTTTCGCTTCGTCAGTATCTTGAATACCTCGTACTATATCATCACCAACCTGTATATCTTCCAGATCACCGCTTATATATTTCTTAAGGTTTTCTTTTGATTTATCCCATACAGTTTTACTTTCTGGTCTAAATGCGAGCATTGCAGGATTTATAATGGCAAGAAACTTATCTTCTACCTTTCTTCCAGAATACTCTGTCACTGATCGTACTTTTGTAAAATACTTCAGTGCATCACTACCTACAAGAATTATCCATTCGTACAGGCTAGTGTCAATATCAATATCGCAATCGCGTTTCAGAACTTTCTTTACACTAGGATCTGAACACAGTTGGTATTGATCGAACTCAAACGCATGGTCAAATGCGTCTTTAAAATTTGTTCTACTTGGTTTAGTTTCTATTAATGCAACTTTAGGCATGATCTTTTCCATATAATTTTTTACTAAGGTTTGCTATATGCGAAGCTGTTAGCGATCCGGGATCTCTATCTTTTATGTGTATATTTCGTGTCACTAAATCGGCATCGCCGCATAATTTTTTTACTGCTTCTGCCGCTTGTTGCCCCGGTTCGTCACCGTCAAAGAAAATATCTATTTTAGTTACTCCACTAATCTTCAGTATGCGTAACTTATCTTCATTAACGTTTTTCGTGCCGAAACAACATACAGCATTAGTCAATCCTTTATCGTGTAGGTTTAGCATATCAAATATGCCCTCTACAAGAATCACGGTTGACCGTATGGGCGTTACAGCAGGAAACAATGGTAGTTTTGCACCAGGAGGACTAATCATGTATTTGGGTACTCCTCCAGAAGTGTGCCTACCATTGAATCCCACTATGCGTCCAGATATATCCGTTATAGGAAATACAATCCTGGAGGCATAGGGCGCATTTGCGTGCTGAAACGCTTTAAATTTTGTATAGGTTTCTGGAGATATATCTCTCCAGTTTCCTACATACGGCATAAAACCTTTAGGCATAGTCAATCCTATGCTGTCGGCTCTTTTGTCTCGTATCTTTTGCTTCAAAAGCTCTCGCTTTATCTGCATATAGTTTGCTTTTTCTCCATAGAGTTGAAATATATTTCCCTTGAAGCCGCAAGCAAAGCAGTTGAATATACCGCTAATCTTATCAATCCTCATACTAGGATTTCTGTCCTCATGTTCGGGACTTAGACATCGTACTGCAAAATCTTTGCCTTTTGGTAAGTATCTTATGTCTTTATCTATTAGCAGTTCTTCTACATTCATCGGCCAATATCTTTCACTACGCTTCGGTTTATAACTTGGTACGCGCCTTTGTTGTACGCAGGAGCAATAGTATACTGAGAAGAAATCTTCACTTTATAACTATTGTCTGGTGCTGTTGCATTGCCCACATAGTTGCGAGAAGGAATCTCGTCATGGCTTGATCTACGAAAAGGCTTGATTCTTTCGTGAGAAAGCGTAACGTGTTTAATGCTAGGCTTAGCCTTAGCTTTAGTGGCCTTTGCAGGCCTTCTGCGGCCAGTGTACTCATAACGTAATGATGGGTTGATTATCGGCATACTTGTCTCCAAAAAATGTAAACATATTATATCAAAAAATGAAATAAATGTCAAGAAATATTTTAGATGTCGTTTATTTCTTCGTCTGTTTTGAACTCCTGCTCTTCCTTTTGATCCGGGTTCAATACAGTATGGGGGCCTATCTTCAAAGTCTCCCAGTCCATATAAGAAGTAAATCCTATTTCATCCGTTCCACTTCGCATCTTTACACAATTAAAAGTCATACATTCATCTTGCTTTGTCCAACTCTCTAGTGTAAATGCGGCATCTGCGGCATCAAGAATACCTTTTGCAAACCTGGCCTCTCCACTTGCATCTGTCTGATATGGAGAAACCACAGGTACTTCATACTCCTGTGCCATAGATTTCAAAGCTTTGCTCACTTCTATTTGTTCTGTCCAGTCATACTGCCCCTGTCGAGAAGGTACGGCTGAACGTTTTACTTGGTTTAGATAATCGACTACAACCACGCCCAGGTCCATATCGCTTTTTGCCCGCTTATCAAGCTCTGCTTGTATCTTGGCAAGAGTTAGGCTAGGCTCGTAGACAATATCTATCTGTCGTCTGGGATCTAGAGCACACTTTGTACTTAACTTTTTATGTAACTCATCAAAACTTCTATGCTCTTTATATTCTTGAAGATACTCATCGCTCTTCTCGAATCTGTTAGCCCACCAAGTTGCAA